CCGTTCAGCGAGGATACATCTCCGTAGTGCTTCATCTGCGGCAGTCTTTTCGTTGTTACCCGAACGGCGAACGGTTCGATTTCCGAAGCCCACAGAGGAGTAATGCCAGCAAGCATTCCTCCGAGCGGAAAACCGCCGCTGCCGTCAAAAAGGCTGCCAAGCGTGAGTTCATTCTTCATTGGTGACCTCCAGTTCGGAATAGGGTATCGTCTTTCCGTCACGAATCACAGACACATTCTCCGCAGAGCCGACCTGCTCAATATACCGCTTCACGATTACATCGCAGAACTTTTCATCAAGCTCGATGGTGTGGCAGATTCTGTTCGTCTGCTCACAGGCGATAAGCGTACTGCCCGAGCCGCCGAATGGGTCGAGAACGATACAGTTGCTCATGCTTGAATTGTTTATCGGATACGCAATGAGCGGTATCGGCTTCATTGTGGGGTGGTCGCCGTTTTTCTTCGGCTTGTCGAACTCCCATATTGTCGTCTGCTTGCGGTCGGAGTACCACCGGTGCTTGCCGTTCTTCTTCCAGCCGAACAGGCACGGCTCATGCTGCCACTGATACGGCGAGCGGCCGAGAACAAGCGACTGCTTCTTCCAGATACACGTTCCGGAAAGGTAAAATCCCGCGTCAGCAAACGCTTTGCGGAAGTTCAGACCCTCTGTATCTGCGTGGAAAGCATAGATGCTTGCATCGTTCGCCATAGCTTTCTCCATGCAAGTAAAAGCGTCAAGCAGGAACTGATAGAACTTCTCGTTTTCGAGGTTATCGTTCTTGATTTTTCCCGCCGAACCCTCATAATTCACATTGTACGGCGGGTCGGTAACCACAAGATTAGCCTGTTTGCCGTCCATAAGGAACTCGTAAGTTTCTGGTTTCGTACTGTCGCCGCAGACAAGTCTGTGATTACCGAGCAGCCAGAGGTCACCGGGCTTTGTCATGCAAGGCTTTTCCATCTCTGCGTCAACATCAAAATCATCGTCCTTGGTATCGGAATCCTCGTCAAAGAATGCGGCGAGTTCCTTTTCATCAAAGCCCGTCAGACCGAGGTCGAAATCGTCAGCCTGCAATGCTTCGATTTCAACTTTCAGCATTTCCTCATCCCAGCCCGCGTCAAGAGCCATTCGGTTGTCTGCGATTATGTACGCTTTCTTCTGAGCGGGCGTAAGATAATCCACGAACACGCAAGGCACTTCGGAGATATTTTCTGCCTTGGCGGCGAGAATTCTTCCGTGACCTGCTATGACATTGAAATCCCTGTCGATGATAACCGGATTTATAAATCCGAATTCCCGCAGCGAGGAACGCAGCTTGTTCAGCTGCTCCGGCGAGTGAGTCCGAGCATTGTTGATGTATGGTATCAGCTTGTCTATCTGGACAAGCTGCATTTCACTGGTCGTGTTCATCTGACATTCCTCCTTTTGAGAACCTTGTGCAGCCCTTTCCGGGCGTCCGCAATATTTCCTTTAACAGCCTGACCCTTGATTGTTCGGTATTGCTGAACTGTAAGGTTCGGACGGCTGCCTTTGAGTTCTCTAAAAAACTCGATGGTGTCCTTGGACATAGCGTTATCCTTTCCTGGAACGCAAGAGCCGTTCCATTGAATCGTTCAAATCATCTTCGAAAGGCTCCGTGCAGTTCTCCTTGACAATGTCGTAGATTTCGTACCAGATAAGGTTTGCGCTTTTCTGAAACTGCTGCGACATCTGCACGAACGGCGAAGCAATAACGCCGCCCGTGGTCGGGTGCTTGCCGAGCAAGCCGTAAGTGCTGATTGCTTCCTCGCATTGAATGTATCTTGCGTATGCCTGGGAGTAGGCTTCGATGAGCCGCTTGTTTACGA